CCCAATCGAGAGGTCTTTTAAGTTTTGCATCTGACTTAGGATTGCGTTTTGCATCCCCACCATGTTTTTTACTTGATTCTCCATTTGAATCAATCTGCTTTCCTTCATTTTTTATTGTATTTAATTCGCAAAAGCAACCACCGACATCAAGCCAGCAGTTACATATTCTCATTTGTTTATTTGAATCCATTGTTTGAGCTGTAAAGAAAGTAAACCCACAAGGCAATGGCTACAATAACTGATATGGCTCTGGCAATGTCAAGTGGTGTCATTAGAAAAGGTGTGTTAGTCTCGCCATTTGTCCATGACTTTTTGAATGAATAAATCCTTCAACGGCTTTAGGCGCATGCTGATAACCCTTTCTGTGGTGCCATCCGTCTGTTCCAGAAGGAGATCGCAAAGCCTCAACAGTAACACCAATAAAATCTTTAGACATCTTGTGATGTATGTGATGTATGTATACATATCTGTTTTTAGCATTCGACCAATCTTCACCAGCCTCTTGAGCCATAAGTAGCGGAAGGTCTTGTGGTTTTGCTCCGTCTCCGTGTGTTGTTCCAATGAGATTATTATGGTATCGATAGTATTTACGATGCGCAATTGAAGTGTCAAAGGTAATATTTTTGCATTTATTATACCACGAGGCTATCGAGTCGGCTAAAAAGAACCCACTCTGATAGTCATGGTTGGATGGGTTATACATGAAGTGCACATCTGCAATCTGAAGCAGTGTATCTAAAACGTCAATATAGAGCTTCTTAGCGATTAAAAAGTTGTCATACCACATTCCATCAGTATCTTGTGGAGTTCCGCTCGTAGTCGTCCTCTTAGGGGTGTCTATGTGGAGAATATCATTGCCTGCGACAAATACAATTTTGTCAATTGTAAATCCAGAGGCTTTTTGTAGTATTCCTTCGACTCCTGATTTGACTCTTTGAACTGCTATTTGTGAGTTGTAATCCTCTCCTGTTTCGAATGATGAGGCTAACTTGCCAATATGTACATCAGCAGGATCAATAACAAGTAAACAGCCATCAGGATCGTTGTTTCTGATAATCTTTTCATAATTAAATGCGTGTTGTTTGATCTCTTCAACATGGTCTTTGAGCATTTGCTCGAATGTAGGTCCACTGTCTTTGCTTGGCTTAAACTGTATGGACCACTTCTTGTCTTTCGACCAGGCTATTCCTACGCTTGATATATCAATACCTCTTTCTTCACATGCCTGTGCAAGAGCTGGTTGCTCTTCTATCCTTGTAATCTTCTGTATGTGCTTTGATATAGATCTTCTTGTTGACTCTATAGTCTTTTCGTTCGGATCTATCTGTAGGTCTTCATGTATTAGCTTAGCTATATCAGTAAAACCTCTGTGTCCTTGCTTGTAGTAATCCTCAGCAAGTCTTTTTATTTCTTCAACGTTAATCATCCTTTTTAATTTGATTCTGTAATTTTTCCAGATTTATTTTGAAAGATGCTATTGAAGTTTTAGTTATTCCAAAGTCAGGTTCGTAGAGAGAGTCGATGATCTGGTCTACACTTTTATGCAGACTAATTCTCAGCCTCTCTATAAACCTCACTCTTTGCGTCATACATCCTCATCCATGTGCTGTAAAAACAGATCTCCTACTGATTTGTTAAAAGTCTTTATAGCTCTGTATATTATTCTGGATTTCTTTTTGGTTTCTCTTTTGTCCTTGAGACTTGAGTCAATCCCAAGTCTTGTATAAAGTAATGTGTCAAGCTCTAACAGTGCATCCATCTTTTCTTTTTCTGTTTTAGTTGTGTAGCCTGTTACAGTATTACAGAAAGAGTTTACATCCAATTCATGGATATTAAACATCCTCTGTTTTATCTTAGCATATTCTCTATCAAACAATGTATTTTTTCTCATTTTATCAAATTTAGTTATTATTGCTGAAACTCAAGTACTTATCTTCAGATTTTTTTATTATATCATCATTTGCCATTCTCTTAAAGTAGGTCAAGTAAATCTCGTAAATTGGTCTCGAGACCTCATGGTTACTGTACGTAACAGGGGATACCATGTTTTTTACAAGCCCATCTTTTTCTATCCTTATGTTTAATCTTAACTCATTATTCTTAATCAATTCAGGTTCTATTGTTATTCCATTCACAATACAAAATGCCATAGCATTCTGATGAATCTTGTTAGGATAAAAGTCTATTGTCGGTTTTTTCTTAGGTCTTCCCATTAGAATGGTAAATCATCGTTATCTACTGCAAATGCGTCTGATGGAAACATTTTAGGCACCACATCTTCATCCTTGTCAAACACAAACGTAGGTGGGTTCTGATCCTTTGCATAGTATCTACCAGATACAACATCAAACCTGAAGAACTCCTTTCCATTCATCTCTCCTTGAAACTTCATCTTGACCTTCTGTGTCACAAACTCGACATCATTTTCATCAATCTTTGAGGCAGGTATTTCTGCAAAGTGCCTATAGATTGTAAAGCCATCGTGCGTTTGATTCCTGAAGTCAGCAGATCCACTACAATCGTAGAGGGTAGGGAGATCGTATATCCCTGCATCATTCTTGCGCATTTTAGTTGGATGCACCACCAGGAATATAATCACATTGTTCATCTGAGCAAACATAGTCAGGTGCGTAAGCACACGCTTTATCTTAGAAAGCTCAGAGTCACTTGACTTATCAAAGTCAATTTTATTAAAGGCATCGATTATAAACATATCAACTCCATAGATAAACATCTGCTCCTTGAACTTCTCCATAATCCAACTCCATGTGGGTATCTCTCCTCTTTCAGGAGCAGTAATGTATATCTTTTCGTTTGCCCACTTAATATATCTATTAATTTCTTCTTTAGTTATCTTGGGTCTGTTGGGGTTGTCTTGCCAAAAGTTTTTACCAAAAAACTTCTCAATGAATGTTGTTTGGTGTAGAGCCATTGGGTTGTGCTCTGGAGAAAAGAACGATGCCTTGAGGTTGTAGTCTCTGATTAGGTTGAGTACATACCACTCAGTAAAGTTAGACTTACCATGAGAGGGTATACCTGTAGACACGACCAAGTGTCCTCGCATAACTGTGAAGACGTTATTGAGATTACCGAAGCACTTGTGTTTTGGATACAGTGTTTCAGGCAATCCGTTGTCGTATAAATCATGTATACCCCCAGCAAGGTCCTCTATGGTAAACGTTCCTGATGCAGGATACCTTTTACCATTTGCTATTGATTCTTTTACTAAGTCATCCCCTCCATCGATGAGGTCTCCATTGGCATCTTTGTTCTTGAATAAAACCCTCAAGCATCTGTATCTACCAAGACGCTGTGCTATCTTATCAGCTACAATCTCTCCCTTGTCGTCATTGTCTGTGGCTATATAAAACTTACTTACATCCTTCAGATACTTCTCGCAGTTTATCCAGAAGTCATCGTTGTCGTTCGCTCCGTTGGGAATGCTTATTGTATTCTTAAATCCACACTGGTGCATAGCTAACACATCAAACTCTCCCTCCACTATAAACACCTCATCTTGACCAATGGCGGCATTGATGTTGTAGAATATTGGTTTTGTTTGTGCTGTTTGTGTAAAATGCTTTCCTCCTGATCTAAATTTCTTGTTGACCAAAGTATCTCCCTCAAAGTAATTAAAAACAATGTTGTTCATCTTCTTTCCTGCTTGTGGCTGAAAGTATTCCTCTTCAGTTATACCTAACTCCTTGAGTGTAGACTGACGAATCTTTCTTGACTCACACCATTTAACCATGCCATCAGATAGCTTTGTATAGTTAATCCAGTTCTGCTCAGGAAGTTTGTACACCTTGTCACGAACCAGAGGCTTCTCGTCTCTTATCGATATGCCATCACAGTGATGACACTTCGCTACACCTTCATTAATATTTACACTAAGACATCTGTCAGCTTTGTTCCTTCTTTCAGGAGAGCATGCTGGGCAAACAGTTTTAATCTGACCAGACGTTTTCCCTTTTAGATTTATATCGTTCCATTGTATTGTTTTCATAGTGTGTTGTTGAATATAGATTTTGGTTTGCCAGTCTTGAGGTTGATGTTATATCTTTTGAGATACCAACTTCTGAAATGAGATACATAGTCAGGTTTACTTTTTACAGTATCAGATTTCATATTTAGGTGCTCATTAAATTCCAAGTAATACATCTTTAGACTGTCGATGTCTATCTTCAAATTACTTGTTATTGCTTTGAGATATTTTTCATCCTCAAAAACTAATTTGAAATTTTCTTCAATCGCCCTGTTGATGATATTATTGTTTTCATTGTTTATATTATTATTATTGTTAGTTGTGTCCTTTTGTTGTTCTTTTGATGTGCTTTTGTTGTCCTTTTGTTGTGCATCATCATCAGACTTTTTCTGGTAATCATCATATTTTACAATAGTTACGAGAGTATATTTGTTGTGCCCTTTCTTATGTATCTCCCCTGTTTCTATTAATTTGTCAAGGGAGAGTTGTATTTGCTTCCTGGAAAGTCCAAGATCGTCTGCAAGGTTTTGTTGGGAGGTTATAAAAGTTCCTCTACGTACAACCATTCCTCTCCAATTTTTGTCCTTCCAGTTAGCTTTTAAAAGGCAGTGAATGAATAATCTCATTGTATTGGCATCAGTATACCACTCCCACTGTAAAATCTTCCTGCTTAGTGTTATGAATGAATCAGCCATTCTCTTATTTTATTTTCAATGTTTCTTTTGTGGATATCTGGTATGTATCTCAATGATTTGATGAAATTATTTATCTGATCTTTTCTGTAGATTTCTCTATGAATTAGTCTTCTGTTTAATTCCTTTGTATAAATGAGTTCTTCAGCAACAGTTTTTTTCTCAAATACCATTGCTGGCATAATCTCTTTTATCTTTCTGTCGCACATTGCAAACCTATACATGAAAAGTTTATCTCCGAACTTGGAGTCTAAAAGATTTTCAGCTTTTCTAATGCCATGTAGCACGCTTGCATGATTCTTTCCTATGTAGTTTTCATTAGACCAAAACTTACCTATCTGTTCCATACTTAAGTGCGTGTGTCTTCTGAGTAAATACATAAGCAATGACCTCATATCAACAAGATCTCTTGTCCTTACTGTAGGATTTATAAACGGATCTTTGATTTGTAATTCTTTCTTGAATACATCTATGATAAATTCTGCCTTGTTGAGTTCTTCTTTTATTTGTAACATATTAGATTAGATTAGATTAAATTAAATAACTTGAAAGGGAGCGGACTTGCCATTCGCCCCCATGTATCAAGTAAAAAAAACAAAAATTAAATCAGAACGGCAAGTCGTCATCAGCAGGAACTGTTTGTGCCTGTACTGAAGCTTCTTTTTGATTTGTTTGTGTCTCATTAGACTTTTGTATCCTCCATCCTTGTACGGAATTAAAATATTTGGTTTCACCCTGTGGGTTTACCCATTCTCGTCCACGAAGGTTTATGCCTATAGTGACATCCTGACCAACACTAAACTCGTCTAACAGACTGCATTTGTCTTTTACAAATTCCACCGATATGGGTTGTGGATATTGTTCTTCAGTAGTTACAACGATTTCTCGTTTAGTGAAACCATTACTTCCGTAAGAAGAAGTTTGTCCAATTGATTTGATTTTACCAGTAATTTCCATAATTCTAATTTTAAGTTAATAATTGATTTAAATTGTTGAGGTACTCTCTGGCAAGGGTAACTCGGTTATAGATTGCATCTATGTCTTCTTGGTTTCTTTCAACCACAAATTCTTTAATCCTGTACTTGGGATTAATCCCTTCAAACTTTAATCCATCCCATATCTCTTGCTCAAGTTCTTCTGGAAGATCTATGAGTCCAAGCTTACTACGAGTTCTTTTCATTTCATCGTATATAAGC